TAATTTATTTCCAAAATTGTCCAGAGACCATAGACCAGGAGCCGTTATAATATCTCCAGTTTGCGATGCGCCCCATTTCGTATAGTCTGAAGCATCGGTAACCGTTGCTCCGTCCGAGTGAGAAGCAGCTGTCGTGTTATCCGATCCTCTTGTTAATCCTGATAAAGTTTCTGTTCCAGTAGTATTCGTTGTATAAGCAATTCTTTCATCATCTATTAAAACTGTTCCTGATGAAGGCATTGATGCAGAATCATCTAGTACAATACTAGAGGAGCCTGAAGTCAATGCACCATCTAAAGTTGATGTTCCTGCGCCTAATGCAGTACCACCCCATAATCCAAGTCCCCAACCAGCGGCTGATTCTTCAACCGCAGGTCCAATTGAATAAAAATGTTGTACTCTTATTCCACCAGAAGTTGATGCTCCTGATCCAGATTCAGCCGATCCCATTTCAATGGTAATCGTTGTAGAAGATGGAACGGTAGTGACCATAAAATTAGTATCATTAAAATTACTAGCACCAAAATCAGAATCAGTAATGGTAGAAAAATTATCCAAACGAACAATGTCATACTTTGTAATGTTATGATCCGATGCAAAAGTAATTGTAACCGTTGCGTCACCATTCGTTGTAGTAAAGGCATTTGTTAATGTTGTTGTAGCTTTAATAGGAGTAATGTCATAAAAAGCTCCGCCAGAATATATATATAAAAATCTGTTTGTACCTAATGCAGCGTACTTAATTCCGCTAGCATTGACGAAATGATGAAGGGCTGTGTTTCTACCTGTAAGAGTGCTGTCTCCCAACTGTGCCCATCCGCCTATTTTTTCAGGCGTGCCGTATCTAAAACGAACATAGTCTCCGCCTATCCATTGGTTTTCGCCTCCGGTTGCTGTGACCTGCTTGTTGAATCCTGGTAGAAACTTTAGTTTTTGTAGCATAAAACCTTATATTGCTAATAATATTATAAAACAATATTATTATGGTTTAGTCGGCCATGTAGCGTTATTTACTTTATCAACGGTATCTTTACCTGCAGGCAGGTCGCGCAGGGCCTGTCTATATGTCGTCATGTCAGATGACATGGTAACATCAGATAAAGCGTAAAAATCAGTTTCAGCTAAGAGTCTATTTCTTTTTTCTCTCATACCCGCTAAAGCTCTCGCAGGAGCTGCATTAGCCCAAGCTGTTTCTTCATTGTCTCTAGCAGTTTCTTCTTCTGCTGTGAACTGAACTCTGTTTCCGTTTATGTTATGGTATCTTGGCATATTTTCCTCCTTAATTATGTAATTCCGTATAGTGAAATTGTTCCAGTATCCATGTTGCCTGCTGACATTTTGAATTGAATTTCATCAATAGCTGATGTTGTATTAAAGTAACCTGCTGTAAAATCATTTACACTATAAGTATCAGAATTTATAGTTTGTGTTCTTGACAGCCAATGCTTTACGAAAGTTGTTGAAGATGGATTGAATAGATGCAACATTCCAGTAACACCATTATCATTTTCATGGGTTGGCTTACATAATAATTGAAATCCTGTACCTTGTGCTTGATCCCCACTAGTCTTATAAGTAAATGAAGTTGCATCGCCAGCCTCTGTGTGGTATGTTTCAAAAAAGGTAGATGTCATTGTTTCATTATATCCACTACCTGCAGCAGCATTTCCTTGAAAAGAAAAACTTTTATTATCACCACTTGGATGAATATTATGAAATTTAAAAACATACTCATTATAGGTGCTGTCAATTCCAGATGTAAAAGATATAGTAGCTGAACTACTTGCGGTTTGAGTTAAAATTAAATTCCATGATCCACCACCAGAAGCCGCTTTAATCAGTCCTGTATGTCTGCCAGAGTTTTGTGCTATTATTCCACTCATTAACTATCACTCAAACCGTAAAGTTTGATCTTGCCTCCTTGAATTTCACCTGAACTCATTTTAAATTGTACTGCATCAACAGCAGATGTTGTGTTAAAATATCCACCTATATATCCATTATAAAGATAATCATTTTGCTGATTATGAGCTTCTACTCCCATAAAATGTTTAACAAAAGTTGTACTTGATGGATTAAATAACTGTAACCATCCATTTAAACATTGATCATTATCATTTCCTATTTCTGCACCTATAGTTTGAAATGCTGTACTTTGTGCAAGATCAAATCCTGCTGCATAACCTAAACTTGATTCAGAACCAGATTCTGGATGGATAGCATTAAAGAAGGTAGTGGTCTTGGTGACATTGTAATTGCTTCCAGTATCTGCTGAACCATTAAACCTAAAAAAAACTTCATCAGTTTCAGGATGCATGTTAATAAAGGAAAAGCGGTAAATAGGATATGTTGAATCAAGAGTTACATCATCGCTTCCGTTTACGAAAGACATAGTAGCGTCTGAACCATCTGAAGTTAAAGTTTTAATTAATGTCCAAGTTCCACCAGCACTTACGGTTTTAATTAAGCCTGATGTTCTTCCTACGTTTTGTGAAACTATACCTGTCATGTTGTTAGTCCGTAAAGGCAGATGTCGCCAGTGTCTATATTTCCTGAACTCATTGAAAATTGTATAGCATCTACGGCTGATGTTGTATTGCCATATCCAGCTATAAAAGAATTATAAGTAACAGAATCTGTGCCTGATGCAGCCATATAATTACATTCTGATATAAAATGTTTTACGAAAGTAGTTGAAGATGGATCAAAAACATGAAAAATACCACTTAAACTAGCATCATTATGATTTTCAATACCAGCATAAGTAAATGGTTGAGCACCTGTTCCTTGTGCTAAATCTGAACCTGATTCATAACCTAATTCTTGAATACCATCTGCTTCAGAAAGTCTAGCTTTAAAAATAGTGGTTGTTTTTGCAACATTATAGTTGCTACCACTATCAACACTCATATTAAATTGAAACTCAGCGTTATCAGTAGCTGGATGCATATTTTTAAAAGTAAAAATATATTCCTTGTAAGTACTATCTATTCCAGAAGTAAAGCTAATAGTTGAATCTGAACTTGCTGTTTGTTTTGATATAAAATTCCACGCACCTCCGCCTGCTGGCGATTTAATTAATCCAGAATTGTCCAGAGTATTCTGTGCGATAATACCACTCATAAATACTTCTATAATGTTTGATCTAAATAGCTAACAATTATATCAACATTAGCTGAAGAAGCAGTTATTGCACATAAATGATCTGTACCCTCAATAACAAATTTTGTTGTTAATTCAAAAGTTTCATTAGCGCCGATTGCTTGATCTGATAGTATTTCATAATCCGTTCCACCACCATCATCGTCAATATAAAGATCAAGTGTTTCTGCTGCACCAGCAGTTTCTGTCGCAAGAATGGATAGAATAGTATATGTATGTCCACTCGCTCCATTAATCAAAACACTTTCAGAGTTTGTAACTCCTGCTGTATGTGATACTTTTAATACTTCACTTGCCATATTTTCCTCCTATTGTTAAAATCCAAATACTAATGCTTTACCAGTACTTGTAATATCTGGAGCCATTGATCCAGCATTTGTTATTGCTCCACCAGCAGCAATAGCTATAGTTGATCCAGATAAAATTGTAAAGGTGTTCGCTGTCATCGTAAAATCGTCTGCTCCAGCAATTTCAAAATCTATCTGGTCGTCCGTTGGTGATGAAATCGTTGTATTTCCATTAGCATCAAGAATTAAACCATCTGCCGTTCCATTTAAATCAAGAGTTGCTGCATTTAATAGTAAAGAATCAGCTGATTCATCCCATAATGCATAACTACTAGCAGTAGCACCAAATAATTTAACATCATGACCTGCATCATCAACGCCAACGGTTAATGTTCCAATTTGAACAACACCATCTGCTGATTCATCCCATAGCCAATATTTTCCTGAAGTTGCACCAAAGTACTTAACATCATGTCCCGTGTTATCAACGCCAACTGTTACTGTTCCTATGCAAGTTAATGCAGAACCTGTAAAAGTTAAGTTTGCTTCACCATCTAATTCTGTTGTTGTAGAACCAATTGATGTTAATCGATTAGCAGCTTGATTATTTAAAGCAGTAATTGTTCCTGATACTGTAGTCCAATCTAAATTTCCAGAGCCATCGGTTTTTAAAACTTGATTAGCACTACCATCCGCTGCTGGTAATTCCCACGCAGCAGATCCTGAAGCAATTGTTAATGCTGATCCTGAAGATGAAAGATATTCACCACCAGCTGCATCGTATAAATATAATTTTGCTGCACCTGCTAAAACTAAATCATCTGTGGATTCGTCCCAAAGCATATAAGCTCCAGAAGTTGCACCAAAGAATTTTACATCATAGCCAGTATCGTCAACACCAACTGTAAACGTTGCATCTAATTGCACCGCTCCATCAATGTCAACAACGTCTAAATTTGTAGTTCCATCTATATCTGCATTGCCTGATATGTCTAATGTAGCAGCGTCTAATTCTCCAGAGATAGTTAGATTTCTACCACCAGTAATATCTGCATTAGAATCTAAAACCATCGCTTTACTTGCTGCTGCAGTACCTGCAGTGATTCCATCTAAAAATTCTAATTCTGCTTCTGTTAACTCTGCATTAGATCCAAGAGTTAAAGTTCCTGTGATTGTAAGATTATCTGCAATTGTAACTTCTGAAGTTGTATGACCAATCGTAACTGCAATTCCTGAACTCTCAGTTGCAATTTTTAAAGCTCCTTGTGAATTTGTAATATAAGAATTTGAACCATCGTGATATACTTGCATATCAGCAGAATCACCAATTTTAATTGGAGAAGAGTCTGTTAATTCTAAAGCATCATCTGACTGATCCCATAATAAGAAACTACCTGCAGTATCACCAAAGAATTTTACGTCTAATCCCGTACCATCAACACCAACCGTAATAGCACCACTAAATTG